GCACCTAAGTTGCCGCCTACTATGACAGAATCGGCTGCTGAAATGGTAACAGGCGCAGAACGCACCACTCCAGAATCAGAGGCCGCTACAGAGCTTGGCTCCGGTGTTGATATACGGATGCATCTGCGCTGACCTTCTCTGCCTCGGCACTTGTTTTAATTGCGCCTGCTTCCGCTTCAATTCCAGCATAAGGAGCTTTTGCAATTCCGGTCAGATAATCGCCACCCTTGATAGCGTACAGTGTCATTCCTGTGCTGTCTTTTAACAGCATCGGGTCAGTCTTGCCCATCTGCACCATTGCATCGTACTTGGCTGCTGTGGCTTCATCGCCTGAGTTTCTAGCGGCTTCTGCTTTAGACTCTAGCAGGCTTATGGCATATTCTGGTCTGCCGTTTTGCACAGCAGAATATACTTGCGTAAGCTCAGACACCGCGCTTTTCTGTTTCTCACCATCAACGCTATCAAACGTCTTCTTGATTGAGTCTGACATCTGAGGATACTTGATCTGCAACGCGCCATATTCCTTAGCTCCCGCTTCTGGATTCTGGTAGATGTCGTACAAATCTTGTTGAAATTGCTGCATCATCTCAGCATTAGCAGCTTCGGCTTGTTGAGCCTTCTGGTCTTCACGCTGCATAGCGCCGACTTCATAGCCGCGTCCGTATTGCTCGACAATATCAGGCTGGTCAATCATGAAAGGATTTTGCATATACAGTCCTTAAAGTGTGGCGCGAGTGCCAGTGCTAGCTGGCTGACTTCCGAAATACTGCCCGATACCTTTTGCGATACCGCCGAACATGTCAGCATAGCTTTGACCCTGAGCAATCTGCCCCATAGCGTTTGTCTGGCCGATATTGCTCAAATAGCCCGATATTGCATTGGTGCTATTGGTCATGTTGTTACCAGTCTGAGCCGCTGCATTCTCACCAAGCGCAGATAGTCCGGCATACTTACCGTATTGGCTCTCTATGATCTGTGATAGCATTTGAGGCCGGAATTGAGCCAATGCCGCCGAAGTATTACCGCCACGCAATCCACCAGTAGCAGACGCATTCTGTAACAGGGCATTTTCGCCAGACTGTACGAGCGAGGTAAACTGTGGTGACTTTTCCAGAGCTGCAATAGATGCGGCTTGTGCATCGTTACCATTCAAGCCCAACAAATCAAGCTGGCCACCTAAGCCAAGCTCACCTGCTTTACGGTAAGGTTTCAGCATTTTTGATAACCGATCCATGGTCTGCATTTGCATTAGCATTGCATCTTTACTACCTCCAGCAGCAGCATCGGCGGCGTTACCAGCCGCATTATTTGACATTACCCCGCCAACTACTGTAGCGCCTAATGTAGCGCCCGCTGCCCACATGGTCATTGAATCGCACCTTTAACGTCGCAATAGCTAATACTTTGTAGTTCTGAATAATCCTCTACGGATATATCTTTTAGAATCTCGTCAACATCAGTTTTATCTGTGATGTGGAACGTAGTCCAGATTACGTCTGTTTCAGCGAATAACGCCCGCTTTGTGCCTGCGGGTGACTTGAAAGTTATCGGCCTTTCTGTGGCATCGTATATCTGGTTGCCAAACTCAGTAACAACGTACACCCTTCCACGACTAATCAGGTTCAAATGCTCGTGTCTATGAATCTTGCCCACGACAACAGAGCCAGCGGGGATAAATATCTCCCTAGCGTATAGGCCGTTAGCGTAATGGTGTTTCAGTGGACACTCAGCAACCGGCAGTGTTCCATCCCCTACTACGTCATTTAGCGCATGTTCTAGGGATACTATTGCCTTTTGCGTTTCATTCAAAATAGCCAGCATAATCGCTCTCTATACGAGGTTATGGCCTGCTGGCTGGCCTGTATCTCAGCGATTGTCGGATTCTAACACAATATCAGCTCGCGTCAATAGTTATATTGACCCTTTCGCTGCCTTCCATATCAGCTTCAACTCTGACAGTTGACCCATCAAGCCCAGTAAAGGCTACAGTGGCATCGCCACCGCCTAAATCGGTAATCGTGGTAAGTCCTGCGGAAACAGAGCCAAGTATTCGTAGAATATCCGCAGCGGTATATCCAGATTCTACCAAAGTAGATAATACGGCTTGCCCAACGTTTGCAGTAGTCAATCCAGTACCAGTCACCACAATATCTATCGCCATATTTCCATAAGCCGCTATTACAGCCTCAAGATCGCCCGTTCCCGTCATGTCGCATAGCATATTGCCAATTCCTGACATGGACGCTTCCAGATCGCCACTACCTGTAAAATCAGCCGACATATTCAAACGGCCTTCAATTGCAGCCGTCAGTGTGCCGCTACCAGTCATAGCACATAGCATAGATATAACAAGCCCTGCCGTTGCCTGTAAATCACCGAATCCAGTCAGATCAATAGCCATAGACTTTGATGGATACAGGTTTGCGGTCATGGAGCTGGAGCCTGTAGATCGCATAACCATTTCACCGCCCTCTATAGGCGGATACCATCCATTAGGAAGCCCCACAGGAAAAGACGTGCCAGCTTGTACGGTTGTCGAGTTGGCAGGGCTTCTGGTGTTGCAAAAGCCAGAATAGGAGCGCACAGCTCTCGCGGGCAGATCGCCTAAAGCACGATGCGCCCCGAACGAGTTGCGAAACTTATTACCTATCATCCCCATCCGAAAATCAACTTCCCATCAAATTGAGAGTTTGCAGGCGTTGCAGCGCCAGACTTACTAAGGAAGTACAATGCCGCGCCATCTTGTACATCGGGATACGATGGAAACACATTAGAGGTAAAATCCATCATCACCGCTTGCCCCAACACCTGAACGGGGAAAGTGCCAAGCGAGCGAACAAGCGCAACCGTATACATACCAGAAGTGTAAGTAGCATTGTTTCTGATTGTCTGGATAGACCGTATACCTGAATCGGCCCCCTGCCTTGGCATGAATGGCCCCATTTTACCAGCGCCCGTTGCACCAGAATACACAATATGCGAGTTTGTAGCAGCAGTCTTGCCAATAGGCAACGATGGAGTAGTGGGTGTGGCTCTCGATGCTGTACCTGCCGCATTGGTGTAGCCAAGCGACATGCCGGGAGTACCAGCGCCTAATGCAGTGGATTGCGGATTAAATATAATGGCATCGACTCCAGCGCCATCAGAGTATCGAGGCAATCTGGTGGTAAGTGTATGAGTGCCTGACCCTGCATCTGTATAGGCCACTACAGTACCAGCGATAGCATTAGCAAATGTCGTAGCAACACGCGCGGTAGTAGCAGAGACACGCACCAACCAATAGTCGGTATTAAGCGCCAAACCAGTAGGCAATGTACCAGTAGTAGTAAATCTTACTTTACTATAGTTTTGCCAGTCTTGCGCGTAAGTCAGCAATAATCCAGAAGACGATGATGCGGTAAAGTTTTCGCCGTTTATGGTGTTTTGCGCTGTTGTAGTAGTAACGCTGGTTACACGATACCAGCCAAGCACATCAATCAGCTCCATCGTATTAGGCACAACCGTAGCGGCAGCCGTTACAGCATAACCGGCTGTTAATGTCTTGAATCCATCGCCATCAGTGCCGACATTGCCGCCATGATAAAGGCAGCCAGCATTGGTAGTCAGATCGCACAATGATTGAAATACAAGGTTTGTCCCTGTATCGAATATCGCATCAGCTTGCGGATAACCACCGCCACGGAATAGTGTGTGCCATTCATTAGCAACCGCTGCCGCCGTTGGATTGAACTGCTTTGAAAATGGCTGCTCCCACCGCTGGCGAAGGTAAGACATTTTGTTGATTTCATCATCTTTTGAAGTAAAGCCTGCCATATTATTCCCCTTTCCAAAGTGTAATGATATTGCCGTATATAGTCGCGCCCGATGCGCTTGCGGCTGGTTTAAGTACGATATTCAAATAAGCATCGTTTTCTATTTCTGGCAAATATCCAAATGTCTCCCACATATCCCAGTCGCTAGGGGTTGTAGTATCGTATACCGCAACACTTGCTATGGGCTTTACTAATACGAGACACAATACCCCAACATCTCCAGTAATGATTTCTATTGACTCTGGATAGTTTACCCCATAATCACCAGACTGTAGAGGAACAAAAAACCCACCCCTATTATTAGTGTTAGGAGACTGTGTGGCTACCGTTCCAGAGTTGGTTACGCTGTTTAAGGTAATAATTGGCGTTACCCGTCCAGATATCCCGTCCTGATTAGTATAGGTTATCTGCACAGTGGCGGCACCAACATAGCTATTTTGCTCTATCAGCATCATCTGTATGCCATCAGCACCAGTATATCTAGGTATCTCAATGGCTGTCGTTAAGGCTTGAACGCCGGAATCCATGCCTAGAAACGGATAAAAGGCCAGATAATCAAGAACTTCCAAAGCACAAGGAACAGCGCCAGCCGTTACAGTTTGCAAATTACTTAGCTTGTGCAAATACTTCCTGTACCCCGGCATATCATCGCCATGATCAAGGCCGCCATCTGTAGACCTTGCAAGCGGTGTAGCAGTCGCAATAGCGCCCACATAAAACTGCGCTGGCGGGTTTCCACTTTGTACAGACAAGTCTTGACCAACACCGGCCACAGTCACTACGTTGCAGTTTTTGTTAAAACTACGCTTTAGTGCGCGGCCTTCGCGGTATGCGTCTGATATATCGGCAACGGTCTGCATTATATGCTTCTACCAGACAGGTAGCATAACAACTGCCTTATAGTCAGCGTTACCCTGATAGAGGCTTGCTTAACTATGCTCATTTGCCCCTTGCCTCGTAATGTCACCTTGCGGTTAGCCCATATTACAGCGTCGGTATGCTCGCAAGAAAAAACCTTAACCGGCTCTTGCCCTTCACCTTGTGGCTTTATTTTTACCGGCTTGCCGCAAACTGAACACTCGTACAAAGGAGGAAAGCTCATGCTCATGCCTCTGTAATAGTAATCGCACCAATAGGGAAGCGCGGCTGTATCTGGTTAGATACCGCAATTGACGCGTTCAAATCGCCATAGTGAAACACGTCAACAGCGCCAGTACCTTTGCCAGTTTTGGCAGCTACAATCGTGTTGCCAGTAACGCCGCATTGCGGAAACTCTACAGCAGCAGCATTAGCAGTCGCGCCACCTGACGGGGCATCCCATCCAGCAATTGTTCTGGCTAACGTCTGGTTAGCATAGTTAGTATATGTTGCCAGATTCGTTGCCATTGTATCCGATGGTGCGCCGGTCACAGTCGTCAAAGCTACTGTCACAGTAGCAAGTGGCGAAGATGCTGCATTATCAGCGATATTGGCTATTGGAGTAGCGTTATAGTACAGCGCCACGATGTTATTACAGCTTGCTAGACCTTTTGGCATTATCTTACCCTCTAGTTAAATTACCATCCGCTAGGATTGTATGAATTACCGCCACCGCCACCGCCAGCTACTAGCTCGAAACCATCCTCGCCAGCATTGACAGCGACTACTTTATTTGCATTGCCCGTATAGTTAAGCTCTGATATAGAATCCAGTTTATCACTATGCGGCTGCACACTCGACCCGCCCAGTGCTTTTTTAATAGCCGCGTCAGCATAGCCACGCTCACGACTCATGACTGTACAAACCCGTCGATACAGACTGCTGTGATGCTGTTAGCTGTACCAGCCTGAGCGCGGAAAGTGCCACCAGCCGCTATAACAGGCACGTCAATGTCCATGTAGCTATTAGCCGCCATACTTGTCTCTGGTAAGCAGCAGTTGCTATCAGTAGCCGAGCCGGACTGAGGCACAGCCCATGCCTGTATTGTCGCAGCCAAGGCAGTAGTATTAGAGAATCTGACGCGCATGTTGCGGACAATCGTACCAGTGGTAGTTGTCGGCACTGTATACAGCGTTTCTACAGCAGCATTGTTTACCTGATTAGGCGCGAACAGTTGCGAGAATGTGATGGCCATTAGCTCATACCTATGAATAATTTGATGTCGTTAATCTGATTCTGTAATGTTGTTGTATCCACATATCTACGCTGTTGCTGCTGATCAATTTCAGATAGCGCCATTCTAGTCTGACTGGATGCTTGCGTGCCAGATAATGCAATACTGTACAGCTCCTCAGTTAAACTACTCGTGGCCGCTGGCGTTGTTTCTACCGCCTGCCTGACCAGCGCCTCAAACGCCCTAATCATCTCGGGAGTTTTAAATACAGCCGCTATCTGGTCACGCTGGAAGTTTGAGTTTACCGCATTGTTAGACATACAGCGGCTCCAGTGTTGCCTCCAGCCTTGCTACTGTCATATGTGCGTCACTCGTACCGCCGAAACGCTGCATTCTGTAATTCTGCATGTGTCCCATCTGTAACCACTGGATGCGGGCGTTAAGACTGCCTCTGCCTATCGCTTTTGTGTGTCTCCTAATACTCCACCGAACGCCGTCTACAGAGTATTCGGTCCAGATAGTGGCATCATTAGAAGACGGGGCGCGTGAAGGCAATCCAACCAATTCCATAGAATGGAAAATTGCACCCATACCGTCATTATATACAATACTTGTGCCAAAATCCCATGAGACAACATCGTCATAATGCGCAGAGGTTTCGCCAGTCAGATAGCCAACTCTGTATGAGAGTGGATCGCCACACAGCCATTTGTCATACGCATAGACAAACGAGCGAGCGCGGTATTTTCCTACATCAGCAGCGCCGGACGTGAGCGTAAACCAGACTGGCATCTGTAGCGCCATGCTGGTAGCAACATCGTACACAATCGTCTTATCAGGTAAATGGATATAGAAAAACTGGTGCCCTTTATCTGAACGAGTCTCACAGTAAACCTTAGAAAGCACCGCCTCACTGTATTCTGATAGGACAATATCTATTTCACGAGTAGCTATTTTTTGAGCGCCACCGTTTTGAACAGCCCATACCGATATGGATTCATTGCGCCCACCGCCAACCATCATAATCACGTCTTCGACAACACACGCAGCCCTGTTGCCTACGCAGCCCTTCATGGCTTGCGCACCGTCAACCCTTTCGAATGGGAAGTTAGAGCCGCCAACGTTGCGGAATACCTCACAGGTATAACGGTTGAGCGCGTGAACCTCGTTGCGCATCTCAAGAATGCGGTTGACCGGATCAGGGTCAATCTCCGAACTTCCGTACTTTAACGGGTTGACTGCGAAAGGGTCGTTTAGCTCTGTGACTACCAGAAACTCTCCGTCCGTTGTCATCGTGTAGCCGTCAATCCAGAGACAATCGTATACCTTGCCAAGGTCAACGTCTGTGACCTGTTGAACGCCGGTAGACGGGTCGTAATAGTACAGCTTTGTGCCAGAGTTGATAATGAGCCGGTCAAATGAGTAATCCATAACGACGATATTGCTTGAGCCAACATCGCCTAGAATGGCTACAACACCATTAGCCGCAACGGATACCAGTTTAGTCCCCATCACACGGTAGCAAATACCGTTCCAGTTGATGCCGCCACGGTCAACACCAACGCCATCCGCAAATAATTTAATGCCGTCCGCTGGCTTTAGGTATCCATTATTTATCCCTGTATCTTTGGGAACGGGAACCATGTTGCGCGGGTATGACGTGCGAAAATCCGCATTCTTATCGGTGTAGATACCGTTAAGGATAGGGATTTTCACGGGATTATATCCCTCTGCCAGTCATCACCGAAATAGTAGAGCCAGCTGGTGAGTAATACGACATCCGATTATGCGATAAAGACTTGGTGAACGTTGTTGCTTGTCCACCGAACACAGCCAAGTCAGTAGCATCAGCGACCTGCACAGTGCCATCGGCTGCATACGTGCATACATACACGACATTAGAGCCGTAGTTTACCACGCGCACCTGATCGCTTGACTCGTTGATGATTGCAATAGCAGCCGGATTAGTGGCGCTAAGGTTTTGGTTGCTTTTGAATTGCGGGCTAAATGGAATCATAAATCACCTTAAGGGGCTGGGGCTGAATAGCGGGAAACGCAATACCAGAACTGCATCACTAGATCAAACTTCAACATGAAGCTATCCCCAGCTTGCATTGATGATGGAGCGCCATACACTGTTGCTCCATTGCCATCAAATGTGATTGTCCCAGTATCTTGCGTTACATTAACAAGTAATTCTTGCTGGTCTGCTACTGTAGCGGCCAACGGCATAACAATCTCACCGTCATAATCATCATCTAACGGCGTTAAAATTAACCACGTACTTTGTCCTATCCCACCAATAGAGACAGTAAAATCAGTGGCCGTAGGAGAGCTGTACTGTGTGATAAATCCACCGCCACCAGATACGCCCATCAGTGAAGACATCAGCGTAGAAATAGCTGTGAACGATGTTTTAGCAGCATCACCGTTATTGCTAGAGTAAAACGGTACGGTATCGCCTGCGACCGGTGTTCTTGTAGGTAACTGGTTAATCTGTGGCATTATGGCAAGACCTCGACATTGGTATACTCGTTACCATCATATTGAATAAATCCATCATCGCCCGAAGTAATCGGATCAGCTTGTTGCACAATGAATGGATAGTAAACCCGTTTCTGCCCAGCGCCCGCAGGCATAGTACCCAACTGCATTTGAGGCACTACCGCCAACTTAGACAGCATGGCGTTATACGATAGCTTGGCATTCGCTTTAGCATCAGGCGAAACAGCCTTGCCATGCATGGGTGCAATTCTTAAAGCGAGGTTGGTATATATCGCTTCATTCGCACAGTCTGGTACATTGGTTTGTTCGTCCAGATTCGCGTACTGCGGACTAGACGGGATAGGATACGATAACCGTATACCTAAACCATTCCAGCCTTCACACATAGCATCAAGGCGACGAATAGCCGCCTCTAATTGCTCGGGCATCAAGTCGAACACGTAGCCAGCAAGCCCTATGTCTTCATAGGCAGCTTCTACAAATTGGCGCTTAGTCCAGCCCACGTAATGCCTCGTCAATCAATTCTGCCAGCTTCTTATCACCGGCCTTGTGGTGGAACTTGATACCTAATTCATTACATTTTGCAATCAATTCTTCACGTGTAGGCGGCGCATTCTCGTCTACATCTTTTACTTCTTCAGCAGTCAACACGGGCTTATCAAGCTCTGCCATTGTCACTACCCATCCAGCGGACACAGCCGCTTCAAACTCCGCAGCATCATTCACGCCACGATAGGAAAACGTGCCGCCCTTCATCTGGTGAGCGCCACCTTTCTTGAATACAAGTGTAGGAAAATCCATGTGATACCTCAAAAAGATAGGGGGCTGTTACACCCCCGCACTTATTACGCGATACGGTAAGAAACAAAAGTATCAGCAGCGGTCTTGCGAGTACGCCACTGTGAGCTGTTACCGTAGATGCCACCAGTAGAGCTATGCGCAGACTGCACAATCGGGTTGCCCACGATAGTGTGCTGGCTTGAAGCCGTTACAGTGATGGTGTCAAGAGCAGCAGCAGACAAGTTAATCAAAACCCAGTCAACAGCCTGACCTACGTCGATGTCAGTACCAGCATCCAGCACAGCACCAGTAGGCAGCGTATAAGCAACAGTTGCACCGGCAGTGTGAGTACCAGTAACAATTCGGCTCAGCAAACCTGTAGGCGTGATAGAGGCAGCTGTAGTCATTGCAGTCGGAGCGCCCTGAGCATTCTTCTCAGTAGCATTGATCGCAACAACAGGAGCAGTACCAGTAGCGTAAGAAACAGCAGCTTCGCTAACGTTGTCAATGCGAACCACTGCACCAGAAGCATAAGCTCCAAACACAGTTTGACCGCCAGACACAGTACCTACCAGCGACCATGTAGCAGGCGCGTTAGGATAACCAACTTGCAGATACACCTCGGCAGAGCCGGGAGCGTACACAGCGATACTATCGGCAGCTGCAATCGTAACTTCAGCAGAGCCATAAGCGTAAATAACTTGTGACATGATTGTAACCCTCTAGGAAAAAGAAAGGGGAGGATAACCTCCCCGATTGTTAGGTCTGGCTGAACAACATAATTCCGGACATTTCAGGCTGCTTATTCACAACACCGAAGAACACGTCCCAACGGAATTTGACGTTCATAGTGTTGATGTCATAGAACTTCTGCATGACAACTTCGATACCATTGTCAGTAGTAGCTCGCATAACAGCAGCGCCCGCATCAGCAGGTACAGCATAACGACCCGGCAGGATTTCAAGAGCGTCTTTCTGCCAGAATGGGTTGATCGCAGCAGTTACAGTGTTCAGCCACACGATAGGAGCTGTAGCAGAAGGAGTAACATCCACGTTTTTGTACTCAGCCTCAGCAGTAGTGTTGCCTTGGTTAGAGATGATTGGAGGGCTGATGACAACAGTGTTCGCCGCACCAACAGAGATAACACGGAAAGACTTAAGCTGACCAGTGCCGCCCTTAGTGATGTGGTGTACTGCTTCAACACCGCCGATAGTGAAACAATCACCAGCTGCAACAGAAGCGTTAGAGCTAAGAGTGATAGTCTGATAACGGTTGTCAACGTTGCTTACTTCACCAGTGCCAGAAGCGGTAGAAGTCGCTTTAGGAACGTAGTAGTTAGCCGCGCCTACCAGAGTGGACATAGTGATAGCGCCACCACCAGCCGCCGCAGTCAGACGGTTAGCGTAGTCCAGCTTGTAAGTATCAAAGCCAGCTACCAAACCAACACGTGAACGCTCGTAAGCGTTTGTTGGCTTCTCGTTCATAGTCTGACGGCCTGCCAAGTTGCTTGCCATACCGTTATAGTCACGGCTAGACAAAGCAAGATAGCGGTCATAAGACACAACGCCCAACTCGTTGAATGCAGTATCGCAAGCGGCAACATCGTCATAGCCAGAAGCGGCAGTCGTACGCTTGACAACTACTGTACCCTGAGAAGACGCAACGTTCATGATGGCAACGTTGATGTCAGAGGCCAATTTCTGCTTAGCAGCATCGCCAAGACGTTTCTCTTGCAACGCATCACGCAATTCCAGAGCGTTCATGATCAGAGGAACAGACTTGCTATAGCCCAAAGTAGCAGGAACAGACAGCTGAGTAGAGTTCTTGAAGTTTGAAGTCTGGTCAGTGCCACTGAAGGACTGAGAGATGTAAGGCTGCGGACGCCAGATAACGTTATTAGTACGCTCCATCTGTGAATCAGAGGTGGTGTACTTGCTGACGTTGCGTGACAGTACCAGCTCGTCGTTAAAGCCTTCGAGCATGTCCTCGAACGCTACAATTTCTTCTTTACTAAAGGCGTTAGCCATGGTGAAACCCTCGACAAAATGAGAAAAATAAGCCGTTATTGGCTCGGTTAACTCATCCTGTCAGGGCTGGATGGAAGCCTCTAAAATAAAGCGATCTGCTATTTTGAGCTAGCGATACTCGTATAAACCACTATATATAATACTTCTACTTTGAGCGCAACTGTTTTTTGTATTCAATTACCTTGGTGAAGTCGCCGGTCTTCTGCGCTTCATCCCGCAACCTATCCAGCGTCTTGTCGTTTATCCCGCCCACTGCTGTATTGCCAGTGACTACCTTCTCAGGTTTGGTAGCTGGTTTGCGGCCTATGGTCATCTTGCTCTCCAAGCGCACTAGCGCGGCTGTAAACTGGATAGGGTCGGTAATGGCTTTCAGCTCTGCCAGCTTCTCAGGATTTTTACCCAACGCATACATGACGTGAGGGGCAGATTCGATAGTCGAGACAATGATACCCTGTTGGATAGATGACAGTGACCGCATGGCTGAGGATTCTGCCTCCTCGAAGTCTTCGATCTTTGCCAGCTTCTCACGGCCTTCATTGTAGCCAGCTACCTTCTCTTGCCATGTCTGCTCTGCCTTCTCAGCCTGCGCTTTCTTTTCAGCCTCAGCCGCATCAAAAGCCCTTTTTTCCTCGTACCATTTATCCATATCAACAGCGTATGCGTCCTCGTCGTAGTCAATCCCGTCATCTGATAGAGCTGGCCTTTTACGCAATGCTGGCTTTTGCTCTGGAACTTTCAGCGCGTCTAGTTGAGCCTGCTGCTCACGGATAATCTTTTCCTGTTCCTTGGTGCGTTTCCGCAGTTCTTTTACCCATTCTGGTGCAGGCGTTTTGTCCTCATCCTGCTTTGGGGTAACAACCTCATCACCTAGCGATATGACAATATCCTCCTCGTCTACCGCATCACCTTCTACTTCTGTCTTGACTTCTTCAACCTGTTCAACTTCCGGATCAATCGCTGTCTGTGTCTCGACCTGCATTTGTTTCTTCCCCTTCTGGTTTCTCAGTCACTTCTGGCTGACTGGTTGCCCCTCGCAAGGCATTCTCTGCCCTGTCAAGATTCTCTAACCGCTTGCCGAAACCATCCTCTTTGTCAAGGTCTGTCTCGGCTACGATCTTATCTGTCTCGGCTACAGTTTTACCAACCTGTGCCTGTGTCAATACTGTCTTAGCCTCTTGAGCAGCGGCATCAGCCATAGCCTTGGCAGCGCTGGCTTGCAGGAATTGCGTGTTAGCATCAGGCGGCTGGTTAGCAGCTTCCTGCTGTTGGGCTGCGAGGATTTGCGCTTCTTCATCAGTAGGCGTAACAACACCCATCCGCAGCATCTTGTTACGGAAGTATTTGCGCACGTCTTCTATTCCTTCACCTTCCATGTTCATAGCAGCAACAGAGCCTAGAACCTGCAAAGCCTCAGGGTCTTGGATAATGCCCATCAGTTGAGTCACAGCGCGGACAGTAGAGTTACGGCGTGAGCTTGAAGAAGGCCCGACTTCTACGTAAACCTCTAGGCTATTGCTGCCTAAGTCATTCTCGTACACAGTCTGGGCTGTAGCAGGATCAATCACGGGGCGCATCAGCTCTATCTGTCCTACTTCCCCTTGCTCGGTCAGAGTCTTGACCTTGCGGCCTTGCTCTACCATGATCTCTTTAGCCATGCCTAGCCATATCTCGGCAGACCGTTTAACAGCCTTAGCCATGTTCGACATCAGGATATAATTGCCCATGTCAATTTTATTCTGCACCATCTCGACAGCTACGCCGGACTGGTTCGCAGACATGTTATCCATGGACTCTTGCGTACCCAATAAATCCTTCATGTCCTGATCTGTCACGGCCAACAGCGCGGCCATAGCAGGGGGGATATTAGGGGCTTTGGTATACGACTGAGCGCCTACTGCTGTAGGGTTGCCATTCACATCAGTAATAGGGTTAACCAACAGATACGGATAATCCTTGATGTTATCCTCTGACCACATAACCGCATGGCCTGACATCTGATCTGGTGTGAATACTGGCTTCTCGACGTTCGACTTGGCAGAAATCTCTGCAAGTTTACTGATCTGCATGTTCTTGAGCCGTTGCGTATCCTTGGCGATACGGACTAATCCCTGACAACGCTCGACGTTATCAATGATCTGGCGCTTGGCAAAGAATGGCACAATGGGGATATTGTTCCCGGCGATATAACCTTGGTCTTCCAGTATCTTGCCGCCACTCATCAGATACTTATGGATTTTTTTACACTTGACCTTATCCCTGCGGACTTCAGTCCAGCCTGTAGCCAGAAGACGTGCCTCTAGTTCCTCGTCCTCCTCGAAGTCCTCCTTCACATAGAAATCTTCTTCACCAGTCACGGCACGGTAAACATACCGCGTCTCGTTGATGGCTTCGACCTTGTAATACTCTGCTACATAGACTGTATCGTTAGGTATCGACCAGTCAAACTCGGACATCTGGATGTCTTTAGGCCATGTTGTCGGGCTATCTCCGTACGTGTCAACGTACGAATCCCACGTCATAGGAACCAGCACCCAACAGTGCTTTGCATCCGACTTATCTTGACGCTTGGCATCACGGTTAAAGAACACAGTAGAGTCAGCATCAAAGATAGGCTCCATCCTGATACGCTGGTATTCGTTATCGCTGAACTCATCCTCTAGGACAGCACGTAAGCGCCATGCTCCAATGCCGCCCTTTACGCCTTCATCAAAACAGTTGTCATATGCTTCATCGGCTGTAGAGTCCTGCTCATCAGCCCGATACATACCATTGCAGGCTTCTGTCAGCTTGTCATCCTTTGAGCCGTCTTTAGGGATAAACCTTACGCCAATTCTGTTAGCGCGATACTCGTTAATAGCCTTCGATACGGCATTCTGTACCTTGTTGACCTCGAACTTGGGGCGATTCTCAAACTGTCTGGCTAGTGACCCTTCCCACTGCGCACCGGCTATATCACAGAATCGACGGTCTGCCAAACACTGTAGGCGCTCCTCCCTGACGGAAGACTGCACCATGTTGAACTCTCTGATAGATTCGGCGTGAATCTTGCGTAACCTGTCAGCTTTCGAGACTCTAGCCATTCATATCACCCGATTATGTAAAATCCACTATATTGCGGCCTGACCGTATGCACTACTCTGAACATGCACAATTACAACTATTCAATACATAAAGGCCGACTTGTGGCAGTTATCGTCAGATTATTGCACTTTTTCCAGCCAATAGCAAGCTCAAAAGAACGATTTAGACGGAATAGCCTCAAACTTCTGGACTTCTTTGAATGCTTTAGGCATATCGACGATAGCATCACACATAGGATCAATCTGGTCATCGTGCGCGTGGGTGTCATCAGCGGTAAAGGATTCGCACTCTGCGATGAAATCAGATACCCAGTCGGCATCCTCTGGTATTACAACATATCCGGCCTCTATCGACCCTTGTATATCCAGCACTCTGGTGTATTTGTCCTTGTTTCGCTGTATCGGGAACACAGGGATAACAGCCTCTGACTTAATCTCCTGAATCAATCCAGTGCCGCTTGCCTTATCCTCGACAGCCATGCGCTGCAATGCGCCAAGGCCATCAGTGCCTTTGTGTTTGCCCCAGAAGTCAACAGCCCTACGCCTTAACTCTGGAGCTTCCCACTTCCCACGAATCTGGTCTATAAAGTACAGCCGGTTATCCATTCCAATACCCCAGCACTGGAACACAGAGTAATCGTTATGCTCTGCTGTCTTCTGTGCAGTGTCAGCGTATATCCTCCTGTACCGCATTTTAGGCAAGTCTTTATATCTAGCAAACCATGCGCCCTTGATTAGACCGCCGCCTCTAGGGCTTGGTCGTTGCTGGAACTGACCCGCTACAGCATGACTTCCCATGATGCGCTTGTCTCGCTCGATAACCTCAGCAGGGAAGCGGGCAGGGAATAACAGCTCCCCCTCCTCTGTCCGTGGGTCTGAGAAGTATGGTGTTATGCACTTACGATCAGGCTCGAACTCCATTGGCAGCACCAGGTGTACATAGCCATGCTTATCCTTGTCTGCCAGAATAAATCCAGACACATCCTCCTCATGGATGCGCTGCATAACCACAACAATTGCAGACTTGTCTGGATTGCTTAACCGGCTTGGCACAGTCTCAGTAAATACCCTGAGCGTACGCTTTCTGTCGGCATCAGATATAGCGCCCTCGATAGAATGCGGGTCATCAATAATAACCCTGTCGCCCCTTGTACCAGTCAGTGAGGCCATAGCCATAGCCTGCCGGAATCCAGTCTTGGCGTTCTCAAACTTGGTCTTCTCATTCTGGTCTTTTGTCAGAGCAACAGGCCAGCGGGATTGATACCAGTCACTAGATACAAGCCTGCGCATCTTGAGTGTGTCGCGTATGGCGAACTCTTGAGAATGCGATGCGGCCACATATCTGGTAGATGGGAACTCCTTAGCGCCCCATTCCCATGCAGGCCAGAAGACGGATACCAGAAGACTTTTCATTGTGCCGGGAGGGATATTGATAAGCAGCCTAGATATTTCGCCACTGGTGACAGCTTCTAAGTGGTAGCACACAGCGTCTATATGCCATCCGTGAACATAGGGCTGTGCTGGTTCTATGACATGCCAAGCCTCACGGACAAACGTAGCCAGCGAGCGCCTACACGCCTCACGCTCTAGCTCTATCAGGTCAATCGGTGGAAGGCTTGACACGCAAGGCCATTAGTTCGGTTATCAGTGCGTCCGATGCTTGGCTTAGGTCAATAGCGGTAGCCGTCTGGATTGCCCCGCCGTCCTTTCCGGTCAATTCAGTCTTATCAGCTAAGCCTAAATCCCTAGCTATGATTGCAGGGTTCAATAGATCAGCAGCAGCACCAGTAAACTTCTGCTCCCTAATTGCCTGCTCAATTTGTGTACAGACCCCTAAAAAATCTGGCTTTGCCTTATAGTTGCGCCATGTGTCGTCTGTAATACCAGCATGCAAACAAAGGCCATTAAGCGTAAACGCTCGCATCTTAGCTATTGGAGCGTCTGTTATCTCACCCTGATAAGCAAACGGCTTTGTTTCCCACAGTGGATTACTATCCGCCCACTCAAAATACTCTATGGCCGCTTGCCACAAATCCTTTGGTGTTTCAAATACTGGTGGTCGGCCTCGCTTATGGTGCTTATCCGCTATGCGCCATAAAGACTGTTTCATTGCTATATCTCATGCTTTGCACGGATAGACAGTATACCACAAAATCAGTAACTGCAAACCTTCTGGCAGTACCCGTACATGCTACCGGCTGCCATGCACCTGTTCATACAGGCGTAGTCAATAGATGGAGGGTATGCCATAGCACTAGCGGCACAGGTAATTAGCGTAAGGGTCAGTAGTAGCTTTTTCATGGTTCTATCCTCTTGGTTTTAGCTTTAATCACTTCTTCCCGATCCACCACGTACTCCAATGGAGCATCGACCCCTATCGTGTCATTATGTGTCGGTATCTTCCGAGGCATCCACATTATCGTAATCGTGTCATCCCACACCCGATGTCTGTAAGGTCTAGGCGGCCAGATAGTAGCACCCCCATCCTGATACTCCATTGATATATGGCCTGCTCCCATAGTAAGCCATATCTCGGATAGGTCAGGGCATTGAATCCGTACCCTTTCGCCTTCTTTTCTCGACAGCAATAACATTACGACCAGTCATCCTTATCATTCATCAGAAGCCATGTTACAAACAGGACAGCGGTTACAGTCAGTAGTCCACCGATTATGTAGTGATGGTTGATAATTAGCATTTAATATCGTCCTTTGTCAGAAAGTCTACGCCGTTTCCACATCCCGTATCAAAATAGCTTGCCGCGCTAACCGCGCCTATTGCGCTCTCTCCAAGATGCATAGCGGCCAATGCGAAATCTCTGCCAGACCCCATTGCGAAAATAGGCGTTTCCATCTCAAGCGGAAAGGGGGTTGTCTCGTATAGATCAATTTTGCCCGTTAGCGGGTCGATACAAACCAGACGCGTCCATGATTTTCCTTCTGGATTCAGGAATTTAGGATAATTATCTGGATTTCTATCCCCCTTAAACCATGCTACAAGCTCCATTGCTACGGCGTGATCCCCAGCAAACCCGCATAGATATGCATCATGAGCAAATATCTTACAGGTTTTCATTGTCTTCCATCCGGCGCTATCAACTCGCCTATCAGCCGCTAGAATCTTACCATCCCACGCTATAACAGTCATCAGTCAGCTACCCGCCATGCTACGATGTCCCAACGCGACTCATTGTGACCCCATAAATGCCAGTCAGCTCGGCAAGCCGCGTCTATAAATCCGCTTCTAAGCATAACCACGACCATTGTATCATAAGGAACAGGACACTCTCCCCCTTCCCATCCTTGCCAGCCTTTGCCTTTCTTAGGCATGATACACCTCGTTGACTATCTGAGAATTGGCGCACCGCCCGCGAAAAGATATGCGCCTATCCCAATACAAGTAGCTTTAGAACGTGAGCCACTAACTAACCCACACGCCCATATTACCACAAGCCAGCCTAGTGAGTATAGGTAATTTCCGACGTAAATAATTGTAAATAATGCTTGCAAGGCTGGATAACCGGATATAGGATAGCCACATCAACCAAGGAGAAGACAACATGAACCACCCAACACTCACCCAATCCCTTATCTGCTCTACTGCCTGCTTTCTAGTATGGATGGCTGTAGGCTATATCGCTATTGTACAACTGACAGGTGGATTCGTATGAGACACCTATACCGCACCACCATTGCATCAGCACAGCAAGCCTATGACAACATGCTGCCACCTGAAGACTTCGAGCTTACCAGAGCGCAAGAGGCTACGGTGAAAGAAGTACTAGACTGGGCTGCCATCCCTGACTTTGTTGACGAAATCAGCAACGGCATGTTTGAGATAGCAAAGGTACGGTTAAGCCCGCAGGCACAGAAAGACCTTGCGGATTCTATCAATGATCTGGTAGCTACAGCAGTCGGGTATGCCGTATGAATGACCGCTATGCTACACCACTCAGCCAGCGGATGGCATCAGAGCGATGGAAAAGCAAGCTAGAGCAGCGCGGGCTTATCAGGACAGAAGTAACTGTGCCAGAACACAGGCGCGAGGATATACAACAGGTAGCCTTGCTTATGAGGCTGGAGCATGAAACAGGAGAGAAGCATGAAGCCAAGTAACCACATGGGCGACTATTCCCACACTATCCGCGTAAACGGTCGGCGCTCAGTTGTAGGCGTAGGCCACACGGCTGCGGAAAGTTATCGCAATGCACTGGATGCGGCTAAGGAAGTCTGGCGGGCAGATGCACATATCTTCGATCTTCTCAGGCCGTTGCCAGCGCATAAAGCACTACAGCGTAATACATGATGACATAAGGCATAGGTAGCTCCAATCAGGGAGCGATACTATACAGAGTATTTAATACAGTGTAAAGGAGTATTTATGGACCAGCCAACCAAACGCCAGATAATGGCTCAGACGTTCATAGGCAAGCCATGCAAGCGCGGCCACAGGCAGAAGTACCTGTCTAACGGTAACTGCGTCCAGTGCAATATCATGCTTGAGGAGAAAAGACGGGGCAAGCGCAACAACACCAGCGGCATGAATATCGAAGCAGAGAAGGATTACAAGGCATCCGTGCAGCTAGGCAACCGGATACTTACCAGCCAGTGGAGCGCTATCGTATGAAAACGCAAACTGACCGCCTGATAGAATGGCTAGACCACTCCCCGATTGACCCGCTAACAGCGTGGACTGAGCTTGGTTTGTATAGACTCAGTGCTAGGATTCATGACGCTAGGGCTAGAGGGCTTGACATTAAACGCGCTAGAGGGTAACTTATCTTTGTCCGACCAAAGACAAAGGTTCGTTTGTGAAGCCGATCTAGTAAATCGGTTACTCAGATGGAACCAGTAGAGAGCCGCTTAACCGCGGCTTTTTGCTTTCTGTAATCCGCAAAAGCCGCCGCATATCAACACCCATGCTTGGCAAGATAAAGCCCTTTGTGAGGTAAGGCAAGGGAAATAAGACAGTGCGGAACAGGTACGGGGAGAAGGTAACGGTAGCGCTGTACTATCTATATCACGCCTCATAATGCTCTGACCCCATGTGTATCTTGCCCTTGGTATCCCATCCACATACAGCGCAGATAAACTCCACTACTGACTCGTTATTAGGCGTTAAGTCTGTTAGCCGTATCTGCCATACTGTCCGTTCACACTCTGGGCATGTCAGCTCATACTCTGATTCAGGCGGCTTGAAGGCTATGATCTTGGCCGTTTGCTTGGCCGGTTTGCTATCGTCTGATTTCCCAGTCATTCTAGCTCCTGTCTTGCAAAGTCACGGTTGAAGAATGCCGACATTGGCCGGTTGCTTATCTCAGCCAGCCAGCCACGATAGCGGAAGTATAGGTAGACGTGGGCGTTATGTTTCACTACTTCACCATATCAGGGGTAATAGTTACCCTGCCTGTCTGCCCGTAGTCCTTGTGATACGTGATACAGCTCGCCTCACGACCCGATAACCAGCCACCCCTAGAGGCGTATGCGTCCTTGGCTGCAAGCGTCCTGTGCTGCTCTACGATCATCAGGTTGGTCTCCTTTTGCCATACGTGGTGCATATGCCCCATGTGAGCGTATGAAAACTTGGTGCGCCCGAACACTTCCCGAAACTTTGCCACGAATACATCGTCTACGCTGGCCGGTTTACGCTTGTGGCCGTGGTGGAAGAATAGCGATGTCTGGCCGTGCTCAATACAGTAGTAGGGGTCTGGACTGGTGTCAACCGTTACCCTTCCCTCCCTTTCGTACATGGCCGCGAACATCTCACGTAACCAAACAGAGGAGGCTAGATCGTGATTACCCTCTGCCATGATAATAATGAGCTTCTTGTGCTTGTGCAGCAGCATGTCCACTACTCGACGCAGACAGCGGATAACAATGCGTACTATCTTGCTAAAGCGTGTGTCAGAGTCTAGCAGGTTATGACCCGTGGGGGTGATGGCTTCCATGCCGTCAAAATGCACCATGTCACCGAGGTTACACAGTACGCCGGTTTCAGAATCAGGACTCGAAGCTATGGCCGCCTCGAACCACTTGATGAGCAGGCTTTCTGCTATGGACACATCCCAGTCTTCGCCGGTCTCCTCTGCCCAACTCAACATGCCAAAATGGTAATCAGTGACTACGTACAGATTGAGCAGGTTGCTATTCGTCATCTTAGGCGACTTGATGGCCGGAAGGCGCGGTATATCGTCGCACATGGCGGCTATAGCTTCACGCATCAGCTCTAGCTGGCGCTCACGGTCTTGGTCTGTCTTGACCCACTGCAGGATAGTCTCCCCCTCTGGATCGTTCCTGTAGTCTACTAGAGAGCTTGTACCTTTGATGGCGTACCCGTCCGGCTGGCTTGTTCCTGTATGCTCTGATCGCTCAAACTTTGCGGCTTCACGTCTACATGTGCTAATAGAGTCGGTAAAAGTACCCTTGCAGATGTTTAGTGAGTCTGCCGCTAGTCGCTGGCTTCCGTGCTTTATCCACGCCTTGATTGAATCCTGTTGTTTTTTGGTTTTGGCGTATTTTAACAGCATTTCCTTTTCGGCTGTTGTTGTCATGCTGTACTCCTATATTATTGAAGCCAGATAGTAGCATGGCATAATAGCGGGGTAAATGTGGATTGTACGTAAGTTTATTGCTAGCGGGGTATTGACAACAGGGGGATAGTGTGGAAATATCCGCTAATGGCGCAAGCCAATTGTACGGGCTGGGCGTATTTGGTTGCTCTTATACGTTACTGACCTCGCTGGGTATTCCAGCCTGTGCAATCTATTATTTCAGCGAGAACAGCGAGGTTTTATATGTACAATATAAGTCCGTCCACGAAACAAACGCTAGAAGAAAGATTTCCTAACCGGCACGACTGTCTCGACGAAATGTATTGCTTTCTGAAGCTGTCATTCATAGCTGAAAATCCTAATGCATCGCCTGATGAGTACGATGCCGCTATCGCTGAAATATGCGAAAGGATTGGCTACTAATGAGCATTAAAATAATGTCTCAGTGTTGGAAAGTTGCCAGTATATCGCCTCCACAAAAACTTGTGCTATTAGCCTTGGCTGACCATGCAGATGACAATGGATCGTGCTGGCCTAGTGCAGTTACTATTTCAGAAAGGACTGGATTAAGTGAAAGCACGACAAGACGCGCAATAGCAGAACTTGAAAAACTTGGACATCTGACCCGAAAGTTTC